CGGACGACGGGACTGGCTTATGGGCGCGGTAGTGCTGAGCGGTCTCACGCTGCTCATAGGCGTGGTCGTGTCGCTTATGTTCGTCACTATACCGGTAGAAAATCAGAGGCTTGCAGATATGACCTTTGGAGCTGTCATGAGTATAGGCGCTTCTATTTTTTCGTACTACGTCGGCAGCTCAAAGGGCAGCGCGATGAAGGACCAAACAATCAAAACGCTGACCAATGCCGAGTAGAGAGATCGCAGACTGCACGGAGCTCCTCCAGCTTGTCTGGAAGCAAACCTCTCGCGTATATGCTGAGAAGTACAAGGAAGAGCCTCAGCCGTTTATCACGTGCACCTATCGGACCAACGTCGAGCAGGCAAAGCTATACGCGCAAGGACGCACGACTCCGGGTAAAATCGTGACGCAAATCTCGCAGAACGGAAAGCACAACGTGTTCCCGGCGAAGGCGTTCGACATAGCCTTCAAAAAGGACGGAAGTCTCGACTGGTCGCCTCTGCACTTTCGCCGTTTCGCGAAGATCGTGAACGACCTCTTCGACGGTGTCAAGTGGGGGGGGGACTGGCGTACATTCAAAGACCTGCCTCACTTCGAGGTGTAACTTTTCAACTTTTTTTTTATTGGTATTCAATACGTTAGGTCGTTATTAACAGCCTAAATCGTTCCGCTTGAAAGTTTTTTATTAAAGTAGCAAAATAGTGACATATATTTGCCAAACAATTACAAACACCCACACAATGGTTACCCAAAAAGAAATATTCAAAACTCAAGAGACACAAGAGCAGTATAGAAAAGATGTTCAACGTGTTGCGCGTGAATTAATCTATGACGGCACAACGCAAAAGCAATACAGACTGATGCTAGTTAATTGCGAGGAGTATGAATTAAAATACGGCAGCAAATCAAATCGAATGCTGATGGCTGCTATAAACTATGTTATGACAACTCATCCAACTATGTTCAATGCAAATCATCCATTGAATAAATAATCAAACGAGGGGTGCGGCTCACCAACGCACAACAAAAAACAAACAACCCAAAAATCAAATTTATGAAGTATTGCATCACAGTAGAACAAATCAGCGGGTCACAGAAGTCTCACGCTGTTCACTTTTTTAACAACTGGCAGGACGCGCACACCTCATTTGTGCAACGCTGCGACGAGCTCGGCTATGAGTCGGAAGACCTACCCAACGGGACCGCACTCATGCACGCAGGAGGCATCGGTCACGACTACCGCATCGAGCTCATGCATTCAAATTTCAGCTTTCTAACTAACGAAGAGGAGGCAGCTATATGAACATCCAAATAACACAACCGAGCTCTTTTAGCATAATAATAGACGCGCCTCTCTTCTACGTGTCTACAAAAGGCGACGCGTGCTGTGCCGTCTACGAGACGCACTACATATACGGCTACACAGGCTACCGCAAGAGCTTCAGCTATCTCAAGACGACAGAGATACAGCCGAACGAGGTGTTCTCAGCTAGTCACTCGCTCTCTGAGGTCATAACCGACGACGGCAAGACGTGGGAGAAGACTACGCAGGGACGTTTTGAGGCTGTTATGGCTGCGATACTTGTCGAAATTACTAACTACAAAAAACTTGAAGTATGAGATATCCAGTACAAGAGGTCAATATTGACCAGCTCCAAAAGTTTCAACAGCGGCTCAACGCAGAGCCTGCCTTCGAGTCGGTAGAGTCGACTCCAGACAAGAAGGCCAGCACCGTCGTGATCAGTCACATCGAGATGACTCTCGACGAAATGTTTTTCGGCCAGTGGAAGACGGAGAACTTCAAGTGGAACGCTATCGCAAACGAGGTGCAGGCTTCTCTGGAGCTTGTGGTAGTTCATCCGGTGACAGGCTACGAGATACGACGCACGGGAGCGGCTTCGGTCGTGATAATGGTCGACCGCGTACCGGATCAAATAAAGGACGACGCTCAACTTCGTAATCAGTGGGCGCTCTCACCTTCCAACAAGAAGCCGAACGCTCTCGACATGGCCTTCCCAAAGCTCAAAAGTGAGTGTCTCAAGAACGCAGCGCAGTCGCTCGGCAAAGTATTCGGTCGAGACCTTAACCGTCGGAACAAGGACCAATACAAGCCGTACAAGATCACGCGCAAAGACGTCCCGGTGCAGGCACTACCTCCGACAACTATGCACCTGATTGAGCAGGCAATCAAGCAAGGCGACGACGAGTTCGAAATTCGTCAAGCTCTCGACGAGCTGAGCGAGCTCATGACTATAGAACAAAAAAATCATATCGAAAATTTACTACAGAATGGAAACGTACAATAAAATCACAGCGGACGTACTACAGTACGCACGTCAACAGTCTGAGGCATGGGACAAAGTTCGCCTCGGCAAGTTCACCGCCAGCACTGTCCACAATCTCATGAGCGACCCACGCTCTAAAGCCGACAAGGAAGCCGGGAAGCTATCGCAGGCAGCCGACAAGTACGTTGTTCAGAAGGCCATGGAGATAGTCACCGGAGAGTCACAAGAGGACGCCTTCGGACGTGCTATAGACTGGGGGAACGAGTGGGAGGAGCACGCACTAGGTGAGCTCAAAAACAAGCTCGAGACCTTAATCGACGGCGAGGTGCGCATGGCCGTGAAGCCGTCCTTCAAACAATTCAACGACTACAGCGGCGCAAGCGCCGACGCCTTAATCCTTGACGCTAACATGGACACGATGCTAATCGTGGAGGTAAAATGTCCATATAATAGCGTGAATCACTTTATGCACGCACGTGTGCACTGCGGCGAAGACCTCAAGGACGTGAACGACGACTACTACTGGCAGGTCCAAATGAACATGCTAGTACACGGATGCACTGCGGCATACTTTGCCAGCTACGATCCACGTCAGCCAGAACACCGTCGCCTGCACTTTGCTCGCATCGAGGCAGACGTCGACGCACTGGAGGAGCTATGTCAGCGCATGGAGAAGGCGAACGCTATAAAGGACAAATACGTCAACGAGTGGAGGGCAAAAGCATGAAGAACTCCTTCGTCCTGCACCACGACAGCCTTGCTGTGCTCGATGCTCTCACCGACGAGCAGGCAGGTCAGCTCTTTAAGGCCATGAAGACGTACCACATGAGCGGCGTGCTGCCTGTGGACGTCCTTTTACACTGCGCCCTCGTGCCCTTCATTAATCAGTGGACTCGTGACCTCGAAAAGTGGGAGCGCATCGCTGAGATACGGAGAGCCTACGGCCACAAGGGAGGACTGGCAAAGGCTAGCAAAGCAAAGCAACCTATAGCAAAGGCTAGCAAAAGCAAGCAAGCGCTAGCAAAGGTTGACAAAGCTAGCGGTAATGGTAGTGTTAGTGTTAATGGTAGTGTTAGTGGTAGTGTTAGTGTAAAGGAGAAGAGTGCGCCCTCACCGTTTCCGACTCTGGAGGAAGTGCAGGCGTTTTTCAAGGAGAACGGCTACAGCATCGAGTCAGCGACCAAAGCCTTCAAGTACTACGACGACGCCAACTGGCGAGACTCACGTGGCGAGCTTGTGAGGTCGTGGAGGCAGAAGATGCGCGGCGTATGGTTCAGAGATGAGCATCGCACCACAGCACGCGCTCAGTGGGGCACTAATCAGCCAGCGCCTGCCGTCTATACACCGCCCGAAAACTATCGACCGGTATGACGAGCAGAATACCAGCACACGACCTTGAGCTCGAGAGCATCGTGCTCGGCGCAATCCTGCTCGACGGTAAGGCTATGACCTCGGCACTCGGCCACATAGGTCACGAGCGTTTCTACGACAGACGTCACGGCACTATCTTCGAGGCTATGACTGAGCTCTATGTTCAGAACAAGCCTATCGACCTGCTCACGGTCACGCAGGTAGTGCGCAAAAAGAAGCTGCTCGATCAGTGCGGAGGTCCTGCGTATATCGCTGCGCTGACCAACAGAGTCGCATCGACGTCGAACCTCGAGGAATGGTGTATGCTAATCAGTGAGCACTACATGAAGAGAGAGTTCGCCCGGATCAGCGCACAAGTGAACGAGCAAGCCTACGACGCCAGTGCTGACGTGTTCGACATATTCGACCGCTTCTCGTCGCAAATTAGCGCCGTATTTTCGACTAACGTCAAGACATCGGTGTCACACGTCAACGAGCTCACCGAAAGCGTCGCAAATAGCGTTATTTCACGCGAAACAGATACGGCTGGAGTCAGTGGCTTCACGACAGGCATATCGGAGGTCGACAAAATAATCGGAGCGCACCAGAAGAGCGACCTCATGTACATGGCAGGACGTCCCGGAATGGGCAAGACAGCTATGGCCATAAGCGAGATGCTTAGCCTCGCTCTTCGAGGTGTGCCTGTAGTGTTCTTTTCGCTCGAAATGTCAAGCTCTCAAGTAATCCTGCGACTCATCAGCATGATGAGCGGCCTCGACGGGGCGAAGGTCATGAAGTACAGACTCACCACGGACGAGATGCGCCTCTTCCAGCACACGAAGGACCGGCTCAACAAGCTGCCGATCTACATCGACGACACGGCAGGCGTGTCCATATTTGACCTACGCACACGCGTCAAGACTATGGTCACCAAGTACAAGGTCGCAATCGTATACATCGACTACGTGCAGCTCATGACAGTGGGCACTCAGCTCAGAAAAAACGGAAGCAACCGGGAGCAGGAGCTCAGCCTCATCAGTCGAAACCTCAAGCTAATCGCGAAGGAGTGCGACGTGCCAGTGGTCGCCTTGAGTCAGCTCTCGAGAGGCGTCGAGTCGAGAAGCGAGAAGCGTCCCATGCTCTCGGACCTCAGAGAGTCCGGATCACTGGAGCAAGATGCGGACGTCGTGGTCTTCCTCTTCCGTCCAGAGTACTACGGCTTCAAGGTCGACGAGTCTGGCAACGGCATGGAGGGCGTGGGCGAGTACATAGTGGCCAAACAGCGCAACGGCTCGACAGGCATCGCTCGCATTCGTTTCAAGGCCGAGGTCATGCAATACGTCGACTTCAATCAAAACACCAACACTCCAACACCCTTTTAACTATGAAAGTATTCAGAAACAGCGACGGCAGCTACGACGTGCTGAACTCGAAAAACGAGCTCTTCCATGTCGTGAACGTTGCAAAGAAAATCGGACACGTGACGCCTCTCTGGAAGCATAACAGCAAACAGCTCAGACGCCTGCCTCGTCAAATAATGAACATGATAAACCTCTTCGAGCCATGAAGGACAAGACAAAAAGCGACAAGTCGGAAACTGTCAAGACAAAAAAGTGCAAGATCTGCAAGAAGAGCTTTGTCCAGACCTTTAGCACGCTACAGGTAACCTGTACGACTATCAGCTGCGTGCTGGCATACTCGAAGGCTATGAAGTCGAGGGACAGCCGTCTGAAAATACAAGAGATGCGCGAGAAGCTCAAGACCAGACAGGACCACCTCAAGGAGCTACAGGTCGTGTTCAATACCTTCGTGAGACATCGAGACAAGGCGAAGCCGTGTATCTCATGCGAGAAGCCTCTGAGTGCCAAATTTGACGCAGGTCACTACTATAGCGTCGGAAGCTATCCGAACCTCCGCTTCGATGAGTCGAACGTCCACGGCCAGTGCGTCGAGTGCAACCAGCACCGACACGGCAACCTCCTCGAGTATGCTGAGAGGCTACCGGGTAGAATAGGGCAGGAGGCGTACGAGGTCTTGCAATCAAAAAAGAACGGACGACTATCGCTCACGGCCCTCGAGATCAAAGAGCTCATAGTCGTCTACAAACAAAAAGTAAAACTTACACAACTATGAGACACGGCTCACTTTTCAGCGGAATCGGCGGCTTCGAGCTCGCGGCTGAGTGGACTGGCTGGACAAATATCTTCCACTGTGAGTGGAACAAGTTCGGCCAGCAAGTACTCAAATATCACTTTCCAAAATCTATAAGCTATGAAGACATCACAAAGACAGACTTCTCTCTTCACAGAGGAGACATCGACATCCTCACCGGAGGCTTTCCCTGCCAGCCATACTCAATGGCAGGAAAAAGACTGGGGAAAGAGGACGAGCGACACCTCTGGCCCGAAATGCTTAGAGTCATTCGTGAAACTTCCCCGCGCTACGTCGTGGGCGAAAACGTACGCGGCCTTGTTAATTGGGATGGAGGGCTGGTCTTCGACGAGGTGCAAGCTGATCTGGAAGCTCTCGGCTACGAAGTCCTCCCGGTACTACTTCCAGCTTGTGCCGTCGGTGCTCCGCATAGACGCGATCGCATCTGGTTTGTTGCCTACTGTGACAGCATTCGACAGCACGAATGCAAGTGCGAACATGAAAAGCACGCAGGTCAAAGAGGGATCAATGCACTCAATGACATTGAGCCGAATGATGAGCGAGGGAATGCTACCAACGCCAATAAAGAGCGATTGCACGCCTGCACGCCCATCGAAAAATTGGCAAGGCAGCGATTTAGGGGGTTTCATAAACAGGGGGAATACTGGGAAAATTTTCCAACTCAACCCCCAATTTGTGGCGGAGATGATGGGCTTTCCTACGGACTGGACGGAATCACCTTTCCAAAGTGGCGAAACGAAAGCATAAAAGCATACGGGAATGCAATCGTTCCGCAGGTAGCGCATCAAATTTTTAAGGCTATACAAGAACACGAAAACAATTTAAAATTCAACACATGATAACAATCGACAACAAGCCTCACAAGAGGACGGAACACTTCAAGGGCACAATCACGCTGCCACTATCAGACGAGGCGAAGCCGAACTACGACTTCGAGCTTCTCAAGATCACGAACGGGAGTGTCACCTACGACGTAAAAATCGACCCGAGCTACCAGCTCAGCGCGGAGCACTTCAATATACTGCGCAGGACGATCCTCTACAACGTCGGCAAGGAGCAGGTCAACTGGAGAGCACAAGAGAAGGAGGGCAAGCCATGAGCAAGATACAAGAAGACATTCACATCACGGAAGTGATAGCTCAAGACCTCTACGACATCGACGGCAGCGCAGACAGAGAGTACTCGGCAGTCATTAACGGCCTGCGAGTAATGTATAACACGGACGGCATAACCAGAGGCCACATGTCACGCATCGAATGGGTGCTACTAGCACTCGACTCATATTTGTATAAACAAGAGCAAGAGAATGAAGGAGGTGAAGATGACAAGTAGAGACCACGCGCTGAACCTCTTCGATGAGTACTACGACATGCTCGCCAACGTCGTCCCAGATATGTCGCTCAAAGGTCGACGCATGCGCAGAACGGCAGCTCAAGCCTGCGCGATGCTCTTCATTGAACACATGCAACAGCATTGCAACGAGGAACTCACGCAGTACTGGCGAGACGTCGAAGCCGAACTTCAAATACTTGAGCCATGACGAGCCGAACATATACAGAGCAAGAGGTCGCACGCATCGCAGAGCTGCGCCTCCTGCGCTACGAACTGCTCAAAATCGAAACAACGAACCGCAGCTATCACCGCAACCGCTACCGAATTAAGGCAGTGACCGGAGAGCTCTGGCAATTAACCCAAAACATAGCATACAGATGAAAATCACCAGCACAAACGACGGCGGCGTACTTATCGCACTGTCGGCAGAAGAGATCGGCGCACTCTTGAAAGCGTCAAAACAGACCGACATGTTTGTCGAGCCGAGGGCAATCAGCGAGAACATATACAAGGGACTGAGGTCAAACACTCGAGACTTCGTAGACGAGCTACGTGACCGCTACGACGGCGCATGGATTGAAACGAAGACGGACCAGTTCCAAAACATTCGACACAAACATCAAATGGTCCACCTGTCGTCTATGTTCAGACTGCTCGAGGACCGGGGCGGCATGTTATGCGAGCGCGAGGCAGGAAAGCACTCACGCATCCGCTTCCTGTGGTGAGTCGGTTACAAACTGTAACCGGTTACAGAGGGTCGAGAGGCCCTCTTTTTTTTTAGCCGTAGCTGTACTTCCCGTAGTTCGGGTACAGCTCGAAAAACATGCGCATCATGAGCGCGTCGGCATAGTCTGGACTCACGCCGTGCTGTCGACTGATCTCGTCCTTCGATGAAACGGAGAGCTTTCCGTCAGCCTCTGGACGTTTGCGCTTGATCATGTCCAGCTCTCTCATGATCGTGTCGCGGTGAGTGTGTGGGAAGACTATGCTCCTCGACTCGATGCGCTCGGCGAGCTTATAATAGCACTCGGCTTTGAGGTGAACGAACCGCTCCGGGTGCACCGCTCTCGATCCGTTCATAAACTCACGACAGCGGAGCACGTCGCACAGACCTCCTCCGACACCGTCAGCGTCCGCAATCACGTTCCGCGTCTCTACGCTATGTTTGCTCTGGAGCTGTCTAATAACGCGCACAACCTCGTCGACTCTTTGCTTTCTGAGCTCGTGTATCTCGAGGCACTCAAGACCTCGCCAGAGAGCGATCACGGTCCTGTCCTTCCCGAGTCGAGCGACGTCACAAGTGAGGTACATGTCGCCGCTCATCTTCTCGTCGCGGAAGGCGTGGGCCATGTTCTCATAGCCGAAGAGACCGTCTGCGCTCTCGTCGTACTCCCATATCCCATATTTCAGTCGCTGCCTGTCGATCTCGTGCAGGTCTTCCAGAGTCTCGAGGTAGGTCGAGGGGAGGTGAGGGTTCTCACTAGCAAGCGACTGAACGAACGCACGCTTCGGACTCATCACGCCGTCGCGCCATGGGACATAGAACTCGTGGTAGAGCCAG